GGTCTATTTGAGTCGCACTTTCATTATCAGTAACAACAGTTGAAACTGTAAAGTTCGCTGGAGATGTTTCCATTGCTTCCATTGTTAAAGTAAATCCAGATAAATCACCCATTGCAGCACCAGATACGATTGTACCTCCAGTAACCTCTGCTCCGTGTTGTAATCCAACTAAAAAGAAGTTTCCATTATAGTCCTCAATCGCAACGTGTGGTCTTGATGAAGCCAATAATTTAATCTCTTCTTGTGTTTCTTTGTCCAAAGTGGTCAAAGTTAAATTTAATGTTTGTGTGTAAAAAGTTGTTCCATTTTCTCTTGAACTGGTTATTGTAGTTTCTAAAGATGAAGAACCTTTGATATCGTATTTAAAAAAGTCTGGAGTTCCAGCAACTGCCGTAATTTCTCCAGCTACTATTGTAGCAGCTCCTAATGTACCATAATCAGCGAAATAAACCGCTTTTAAGCCACCAACAGAACTTTTACAAGGTAATGCCCTTCCAGATGTAAGTAAACAAGCCATAAGTTATTGATTTTTAAGTAGTTAGCTATTAAACTAACTGTTATTTTTTAAGGTTATAAAAAAAAGGTAAGCAGATTAACCACCTACCTTTTTTTAGTTATTAATTATTTAATATTAAGAGTAGAAAACTACATCTTCCAATACTGCAATCTGAACTCCAGCAGTATAACGTGCGATAAATCTTACATTTTTTGACCCAGTTAAATCGCTCATATCCAGCACTTTAATTTCATTTGAGTCCGATAACAAGCCGGTCGCAAATACTAAATTTTGCTTTAATGTACTAACCATTGTGTTATCAGCTAATCCGTTTGCACATACAACTTTGATTCCATCGAAGTACTGAATATCGATATCTTGGTTTGTTCCTTGTGCCATAAATCCGTTTGCACCAACTCCGTCAGCAGCAAATCCTCCTAGTGCTCTCTTGTATGCTCTCCATACGTTTTGAGAAACATAGATATATAAATCTTCATTTCCGTATAAAGCAGATGGTACTGCATCAGCAACTTTTCCTAATTCAGCAATAACGTTTGCAGCAGTTACAGTTGCAGCAGTAATGTCTTGTCCAGCTGGTAAAGTAGCAGCAGTTAACAATGTAGCAAAACCATCAAATGTTCCAGCTCCAGCAGTTCCACTCCAGATATCTTGTTCTGTTTGTTGTGCAATCTCTCCAGCCATTAATCCGATAAAGTAATCAGAAAATGTTGATGGTAAATTGTCGTGTGCAGAATATCCCATTGAGATAGCTTCCCAATCTGATTGAAAAGGAGTTTTACAAAGTTCTAAATTTACTTGTAATTCCTTTGGCTCAATAATTCTTTCAGTTAATACAACTGCTCCAGCATCTGTAAAGTCACAACTTGCATTTGCAATTGCTCCAGATAAACTTACTCTTTTTAATACTTCTTTAAACTTTACGTTTGGCTTAACTTCGATTAATCCGTTTGCAATAGTATTACCACTCAATAAAGCAGCAGATACATATTTTCCAGCAAATTCACCAGCGTAAGTACTTGTAATTGATAAACTCATTTTTTTATTTGTTTAGTTTGTTAAAAATTCTACTCATTGTGTTATTCTTACCTTTTTGAGAGTAAAGGTTCAACTCTTTCTTTGCAGTTCCGTTTTCTGGATTGTGTGAAATCCCTTCAACTTCTTCTGATAATTCAACAGATACTTCTTCAACTTCTTTTACTTCAACATTTGAAAGTTTCAGTTCGTTGATTTCAGTTCTTAATTTTTCGATTTCAGAAAAGAAAGTTTCTTTGCTTACTGATTCGATTACCTTTTTTGGTGTAGCTGTTTCGGTTGATAAATCTTCCTCAACAACTTCTTCCTCAACTGGTGCTTCTTCTTCTTCTGCTGGTGCTTCTTCTTCTGCTCCAGCTTCTTTGATTTCTCCAATGATACCCTCTTCTGCAACAACGATTGTCATTCCATCAGCAGTAACATATTCTCCAACTGGTACTGCAACTCTTTCTTCATCTGCAACGACAAAGATTTCTGCACCAACTTCAAATACTTCTGCTTCTAAAACAGCACCATTATCAAGCTTCATTTGTTCCAACTTTACTTCGATACCGAGCAAAGTTCTAACTTTGTTTAATGTTTGATTTGTGTTCATAGTTATATAATAAAATTTAGTTAATATTTTGCGTTTTGGTTTTAATCTATTTATTAAAACTACATTATTTTTGAAATTTCTTTTTGTTTTTCTCTAACGTTTGAAATTCTACTTAATAATATCTTTTTTAATTCTTGGAAAGTTTGCCAATTTTTAGATTGTCTAAAATCAAAACCTAACTCTTTTGCTTTTTTACCAAATTCATCCATTTCTTTTTCTGCTGAATCTAAAATTTTATTAACATCAGAAAAATGTAAATCTAAAGCATTTTTTGCTGATTTTAAGCCATCTCTAACTTTGTTTCTTTGTTTTGTGAATGATGAATCGTAATCTTTCATATATTTAGAAAAATCATACTCTGCCAACTCAATCTTTTGCGTTGCTAATTCTGTTTTGTCCTCCTTAAACAGTTTATTAAATACTTCTTTTTGTGTGTTCATTATATATATATTAAATTTAGTTTTCTTCTTCTATTGCGTTTATTCTACCGATTCCTTGCTTCCAATATTCTGGTGCATTGCATTCTTTACCTTGATTCGTTTTACACTCAATCGAGTATGTATTTTTACACTTACAATAAACTGCTCTGCTCATTATGATAATAGTTTTTTAAGTTCTTCAATTACCTTTTCTTCAGCAGATAAATCTTCTTTTAGTTCTTCGTTTGGTCGCTCTAATTTGTCAGCGAAATAACCCTCAATTGAAAAACCTTTTACTTTTCCAGTTTTTACATAGTCATTCCAAATTTCATCATTCTCAACTTTAACAGAACCCATCCAAGTACCAACTGGTACATCCAAACCATACAAAGCAGTTTTATCTTTTGCTTTATCTTCAACAATCCAGCTTTCAACTAATGTTAAACCTTTTAATTGTGCATCGTGTTCTAATGTTGATTGTGATTGGTTACCATTCTGTAAATACATTTGAGATGCTCTTGCAACTGTTTTCTTTGAAAAGAATATATAGTATTCTTCTTCTCCGTTTCTTCTGTATATCGGCTTTTGTGGTATTAATAAAGCACCCATTAATAAACGCTTCTCTTTGTTTATTTCTGCAAGTTTAATTTCTTGGTTATTAAGTGCTATAAAATCAGATTCAATTGCTGGATTTTCAACAACGCTAATTGCCTCAACTCCAATCGCTTCATCTTCATCCAAAATTAGTTCAATCATTTTCATATTTATATAATAGTTTTAAGTTAATATTTTGCTTTTTTAATTAAATTATATTGATGCACCCTCTATTGTATTTCTATCCATTTCTTGAGATGTTGTAACATCAGCAGAAACTACATAAGCTCTCGTTGGTTCTTTTGATTGTGAACCAATTGCATCAGCTAATTGACTTGTACCACTTGCTCCAACAACATTAAAAGCTGGAGGTTGAGAAATAGAACCACCAGACGGAGAAGATGCGCCACCAGTTCCAGCACCTCCAGAAGCATTTGGAATTTTAACCGCTGCCATTTGTTTAACAGTTTTTAATCCATTTGCTAAAATTGCTCCAGCATTAACAAACTTTAAAGCAGTTTCAAACGGTGTAATTGTTTTGGCTGCAAGTGCATCAGTAACCCCTTGATAGGTGTTTATTGTTGCCGATGCAATACTCATCCCTTTTCCAGCAACTGTATTTTTTCCAACCAAATCACTTAATTGGTTTAAACCTTGTTCAGTTTTTTCAGATTTTTCTTTTGCTGCTTGTGCTTCTAAATCGTCAAGTTTTTCTGATGCTGCTTTGAATTGCTTTTTTAAAGTTAATCTGTCCTTGTCATTTATAGTTTTGTCAGCTAATAAAAGTCCCTCTCTTTCTTTTATTAATTCTCTTTGTGCCTCAAAAGATAACAATTCAGATTCTTGTTTTAAAACTAATTTTTCAGATGCTTTTGCAGATTCTTCAGCAGCTTTTTTATCGTCTTCTTCTTTAAATTTATCTTGCTGTTTTTGCAAAGCTATTTTCTTTGCAGCTTCTAAATCTTTTGCTTGTTTACTATCAGCACGATAGTACTTCATCGCTAATTCAAGTTTCTCGTTATAGCTTTTTTCAAGTAAACGTTTTTCTTCCTCTCTTTTTTCTTCCTCTGTATCAATTAAAGTTTTTCTAATATCTTCTGCTACTTTTGCTTCTTCTTCTTTTATTAATTTTCTTCTTTTTCGCTGTGTGCTTTTATCAAATTCAAGTAATAATTTTCTATTAGCACCCTCAAGTACTAATTTTTTTCTTTGTAAACTTGCCTCATAATCAAAAGATTCTAATTTTCGTTCTTGTTCATCTTCGATGTTTTCAATTTGTAACTTTCTTAATGTATTATTTAATTCTTTTTGCCTTGATATTCTATCTTTGTTAGTTTGGTTTTCTTCTTTTATATCTTCAACTCTGTATTTATGTGATAAACCATTAAGTTCTTCAAGATATTTTTCAACATCCTTTTGATGGGAGTCTCTTATTCCTTTTAATGCTTCTGTTTGTTCTTTCTGTGATTCAAATTCATCTTCGTAATTCCCCGCTTGTAAAGATTTTGCCTTTATTTGTGAGAAAACCAAATCTTTATTTGCTTGATTTCTTAATTCTTGTGTTTTTTTAAATAGCTTTTTTAAACCCTCTTCTTCTTTTTTTCTTAACGTTTCTTTGTCAGCTCCTTGTACTTTTAAAAGTTCTTGTTCTTGAGAAATAGTCTTTTTTAATTCCTTTAATCTTTCTTGATTTGCTTTATTTTGTTCTTCAATCGCTTCTGTTTGTGCCTCAATCGCTTTTGTATTTTTTTCTGATTGTTCAGCTGAATCCGAAAACATTGTCACCAATGCATAACCAGCTGCGATAACGGCTGTGATTGCAACTACAATCGTCATCAATGGGTTTGCTGCCATTGCTAGATTCCACATTCTTTGAGCCCACGTTGCAATCTTTTGAACAACGGTATAGCTTTTTATTTTCTTACCTAACTTCGAAAATAATCCAGTTGAATCATTTAATCCTTTTGCAAATTCAACAAGGGATAAAGCACCAATTGCTCTGTTTACATTTTCGGCAGAGTCCTCTCCAATAACTCCAAATTCTTGCATCGTGCTTGTGGCTAAAACAGCACCACTTGCAACAGTAGATAAACCAGTTGAAACTTTTTGAGATAGAGTCATACTGCTTCTATCCATTATTTCATCAACTTCTTTTTGAGCAACTTTTAATCTAGATGCTTCTTTTGTAAGTTGTTTGAATTCTTCTGATGCTGTATCTCCAGCTTGTGCCATTTGGTACAACCTATCTTCTAACTCTCCAACCCTTGATGATAATGGTTTTACATCACCGTAAACATCCTCAAAAGATTTACTTAAATTTTCTAAATTCTTTTGTGCCTCTTTAGTTGATGCTTCTATTTCAATTATTACTTTTTCAGCCATCTTAATTTTTGTTTTATTCTTTTTGGAACTTCTTTTAAACTGTTTGGAAACTTATTTTTTCCTTTTGCTAATTGCACAATATCTGATTTGGATTTTGTATGCTTTAATAAATATAAAATATTTTTTATCATAAGTCGTTTAATAGTTCAATTTCAGATTTACCATTTTTGAAATTAGTTGTTATTGAATTTATTTTATATTGATGGTCTCCTATTATAAACCTATCCGCTAAAGTGTAATTTAGCAATATCTTCAT